TCTCAGTATCATGCCATGGGCTATTCTCCTTCCCAAACCGCAACCATTTTAAAATGTCCGGCCTTAGAGCCTGATAAAGATTTTAAAAAGCCGGAACCTGTCAAACCTCAAATACCAGTATCAGATCCAGAAAAAGAGCCTTCTACTGAAAAACCCAAAAAACCAAAAGATCCAAATGTGGGCGATCCAAAACCTTCGGATAAGCCAAAACCCGATAATAATAATTCTTATTTAAAAGAATTATTAATGGATAAATTATATTTGTTTGCTGTAAACGTACCTTTATCTAATCCAACACATAAACAAATTATATCTCTTTGGGAAGATTTAGTACTTTGTGTATTGCAAGAAAAATTTAAAGGTTTTGATTTTTTAAAATTTAATTTATTACCTGAAATGTTTTGTCAGAAACCAACTGAAAAAATGCGTCAAGAATTTATTAAAAATAGTGAGTTAATGGCTGAAAAAATGCTAAACACTATTTACAACGCACAAGCCAGACTATAGTATTCACTGATTATAGGAGATTGCCATGTTTAGTATTTGCCAATTTGATTTTAAAAGACCCGCTTTATTGAAGAAAGGAGTGGGTATTAAAAATGTATACACTGCAATCGCTAGTACGGCGGCTGTAGATCGTCATAAAGAAATTTTAGTTCCTCGTGGTGTGATTACTGATGCGTTTATGAAGAATCCAGTGATGCTGGATATTCATAACTCACGGACTTATCCCGTGGGTAAAGTCAATGATGTTAAAGTCAGTAAAGAATCCGTTGAAATTCATTTTGAATTTGCTGATACTGAAGAAGGTGTAAAACTGGAAAAGTTATATACTTCCGGTTTCATGAATGCTTTTTCGGTAGGTTTTATTCCGAAGAATTATATTGATTTATATGACATGCGCGGTGATGATGGCAAATTGTCAGTTTCATCTTTGGAAGTAGAATTACCCAATGGTGAAAAAGAACTGATTGATTTGAGCCAGTATAAAGATGTTCCTTATGGAATTATTTCCAAATGGGAACTCTTGGAAGTCAGTCCCGTTTCCGTTCCAGCCAATCCCGAAGCGTTGATGCTCCGTGCTAAGGATGACATCGTGCGCAAGTATCTGGATTCGGGTCATCATCAAGTGGCGGCCAAGCTGTTAGATGCACAACTCAGTGAACATATCACGGAATTGCGTAAGCATTTTGATGAATTGTTGAACAGTTCAAAAGATGAACATGTTGAATTGAGTTACGCAGTACCTTTTCAAGATGCTAAGGCTTTAGATCAAGAGTGGGATGCTTCGGAAGCTCGTGCTTGTTTGGCGTTATGGTCGAGTGCTGACAAGACCGGTGAAAAAGAATCTTTGGATTGGTCCAAGTTTGCCAAAGGTTTTGGATGGATCGATCTTGAAAAAGCAGATCAATTCCGCAGCTATCGATACATCCATCACACGGTGGAAAATGATGAAGTTTGTGTCGTGGCTGAAGGTTTGACAGCGGCTATGGCTGATTTGTTGACCGATAAGTCTATTAATAATGCTGAAGAAGTTTACGCTCATTTAGCGAAGCATTATGCAGCTTTTGATCTGACTGTTCCAGAATTTAAGGATTATACTGAGGATGAATTACAAAAAATTCGTGCTGGTAAATCTTTACTTGTAACAATTGTAATCACTGAAGAGCCTGAAATGGAAGATCCTGAAATGGAAGGTTCAAGCTCTGAATCTGCGAGAGATGTTAATCCAGATGTTCTTAAAGATTTGATCCATGTTGGATTTAATGAAGTGGAGGATCAAATTTCCGAATTGGAAGAAACAGTTCGGTTACGTATGAACATCCTCAGTAAGATGTTTGACGAGTTGCAAAAAGAATTAATGACTTCAAAACCAGCCGTTGAGACTGTTCCAGTTGAAGATGATTCTGATGAAGTCAAACTGTTTGCTGATAAACTCACTGCATTATCTTCCATGTTTGAAGATATTCGTGTTCAATAAAACCTTTGTGGAGTGTATGTAACATGTTAGATCATGATATGAAAAAGCAGTTTGACGAATTTTCGAAGTCGGTTCAAGAATCGATTGCAATGTTTAAGAACCAAGATGCTTTGGTTAAGACTTTGCAGCAGAGGATTGGTGAACTGGAACAGCGTGTACTGGATAACAGTATTTGTACGGCTTTAGAATCAACTCATGGTGAAGTTGGCTTTACTGATCCTAAAAAGGCTAAAGAGTTTGTTACTTTAGTTCGTCACATCTTTAACAAAGATGATTATGCGGTTAAGGATTTGGTTGAAGGTCGTGATGCGGATGGTGGCTATCTGGTTCAGCCTGAATATCGCAATACCATGATGTCGTTGATTGAACAGTATGGTGTGGCTCGGCAGTTCTGTACGGTTATTCCCATGTCCACTACTGAACTGATTATGCCGAAGCTAACCGGCGGCGTACAGGTTTACTGGATTGGTGAAGGTCAAACGATTACTGAAACACAGCCGACGTTCGGTGAGTTCCGTATGACCGTCAAGAAATTGGCGGCGTTGGTTCCGATGACCAGTGAACTGCTGAATGACGCGAATCTGGCGATTGCTAATTTGCTGGCGACTTTGTTTGCTCAAGCGTTGGCGAAGGAAGAAGATCGCATCGTGTTTGTGGGTAACACTGCGGCGAGTGATCCGTTCAATGGTGTGTTGTATGATCCAGGTGTTTATGGTCATATTTTGGGTAGCGGTAAGAAGACCTTCTCTAGTGCTACAGCCGATGATTTGGCGGATGTGACTTCGCGTAATGCGTTGTACACTCAAGGTGCTCGTTGGTACATGCATCGCACGATTTTCAATGTGGTTCGTCAGTTGAAAGACGGTGATGGCATGTATGTTTGGGGTAATCCCACACAGAGTTCTGATCAAGGTCTGATCTGGGGTTATCCGTATACCTTGGTTGAGTCCATGCCCGCTGTGACTGCGACTGCGGTCAGCACTCCTTACATCTTCTTTGGTAATCTGATGCATTACTATATTGGTGATCGTCAACAGATGACCTTAGCTCGTTCGGAGCATGTTGGTTTTGCGGCGGACAAAGTGTATCTTCGTGTTCTTCAGCGTGAAGGTATGGCTTACGCTTTACCGGAAACTGGCGTTGCGGTTACGACTGCGGCTAGCTAAGTTTGATACAATGGGACTGTAAAAAATTACAGTCCCATTGAACTTTTAAGGAGTTTTTATGTTGTACCAAGCAAGAAAAACATTGGGCGATTATGTCAATGGAATTGAAATTATTTATGGTAATTATGTAGATACAGAATGTGTTAAATGGGTACAGCGGATGGGTCCATTCTTGAGACCTTTATCACCCGGTGAAAAACCCAAAGGAAAGATTATTATAGTCAAAGGGACGGTTGAAGATGAAGTAGTTGAAATTCCTGTCAAGGAAGAGTTGGTTGTTACAGATATTGTAACAGAACCAGAAGTTACGGAAGAAATTATTGAAGAAGCTGTTACGGAAGAAACTGTGGTTGAAGCGACACCTTTACGTCGTAAAATTAAACCATTACGTCATAGTTAAGGATTATCATCGTGTTAGATGAAATTGACTCTTTTGTTGAATCAGTCGTTACTGAAGCTTGTGATCTGTTGCAACTCACTGCACCAGAAACTTATGCTAAGGTAACGACTGATTCACGAGTCAATTTATGCGCTCGTGCCGCATACACTCAGATTACTCATTATTTAAATCGAGATTTAATTTATAAAGAACATTATGAAGAGTATTATGAAGAAGACACTACAATCACATTAAGGTGTATTCCCGTTTCAGAAATTGCATTAGTCAGTATCAGTGATACCCGCTATTCGGAAGTATTAACCGATCCTGATGCTTTTACAGTTTTAGATCCAGATGAAGATTATCGTTTAGTTCGTGAAAAACGCTTGGTGATTTATAATTTAACGAAATTGGCTGAAATTGTTGGAAGTACAACACAACGAATTAATGCATATATAGAATATACAGGTGGTTATTATACGAGTGAAGAT